CTCCACAATATGAGCAGCTTCAGCAGCAAAACCAGCAGTAATCAAAATTGTATCATTAGCGTCAATCGCAGAATCATACGCAATATAATGCTTTGTTGCTAAAGTGTCAGCTGTTGGTCTAACAGAGATCCTGTATGTTCCAGCGGTACCTGCTCTATTGCAAACAGAAATTGTAGAAACAACCGTCTCAGTGGCAGAAGGCACCGTATATAAAGTTGTTGTTGTAGTAGCAGACGGTGCGACCTGTCCTAAAAGTTTGTAATTCGATGCCATATTAAACTCCCATCAATAACATAATTTGAGGGGCAAAATCTGATCCTCCACCAGACCCGCCACCAGATAGCTCAATCCAGAAACCATCATAATAAATAAGTGTTGCACCCACATCAGTCTTATACCAAAGATCACCCTCAATAGCAGAAGAAGGTGCAGTATCAGAAGCAGTAATCTTTCTGCCCTGATCAGCAAAGTTACTGGTAGTGAGACGACCTATCATGGTGTGTACTCAACTCCAGTCAACACTAGAGTAAGATTAGCATCCTCAGGGTCATAATAGACCGCATCCCCAGCGTTAAGAACGTAAACCATATTAGAATAAATTGTATCATTTGCAGGAACGACAACATTGCTCATGATCATATTATTTGCACCGGCAGTTCCACTATTTGGAACAATGTGAATAGTTACCGTCTTATCAGCAGTTGTAGTATTACAAACACTCATCGTCTTGATGATAGAGTAACTATTCGCAAGAGATGAGGCAGAATAAACGTTGCTTGCAGTGTCGTTCCCTGTATAAAGCCTCTTTGGTGTTAAAGCCATTTATTAAACCCCCATCCATGATAATACTTGATTATCATAAGTCGTTATATTCATATCCTGAATAGCAGTAGCATCCAAAACATGATTAACTTTAGCTCCAGAACTATGTGCGAACGCAGGAGGGCCATCATACCCTCTTGACGAAACAGTAAAAGTGTTCGTAGTTCTAGATGTACACAAAATCTTTTCCTCAGTTGCTTCCCCTCTGTCAATTACAATGACAAATGGGCTTCCAGACGAACCGCTGGGAAATGTAGAACCATCAACAACCGTAATGGTTGTATCAGTGTTCGAAATGTTAGCGGATAAAGTTGTTTCTTCAGCCGCACCGACAAACTCCCTACGCTCCACCTTTCCTCCGTTAGTTGATGCTAATATCAAGATCACCAGTGGCAATACGAAGAGTGTCACCAGCGTCAAGAGACTTGTTAGCAGTCAAAGTACCATGAACAAGCAGGTTGCCAGAAGTAAGTGCATCATACAAAGCAATACCGACAACCGTACAAGCAGGCATATCCTCAAAATCAATATTTGCACTGTTCTGAGTAGCACCGCTAGCCGAAGCATCAAAAGTTGCTGTCTGACGAGCATAGGAACCACCAGTAACCTCAGTACCAGCAGTGCCAGTGTCGTCCTCAGCAACAGTCATAAGAGCGACATATATAGTGCTTGGAGAGGTATATGCAGTCGTTCCTAAAAAGTGATCAAGAAGCTTGTTCTCAAGATAATCGCTTAAATTACCAGCCATTAGTTATTCTCCTTATAATACTCTTCAAGTTCCAATTGATCAGGAAGCCTGAAGTTATCAAGTGTGAGTAAGAAGTCTGCTTCTTCCTCATCAATCTCATAAATTCTATTTTCTCTTGTAAAGCGGATACCTTCCTTAGTTACATAAGCAGCACCGCTATCAAAATATACGAACTTCTTACCAGAAGAAGCCTTAGCAACAGGAGCCTTCTTTACAGGGGACTTCTGAGCCTTAGGTGCCTCTTCAACAGGACGTTCATGCTCGGTACCATCCTGAACCAAACCATCACCGTCGCCATCTACGGCATCCTTATTAAACTCTGCTTTCTTAGGAGCCGCCTTCTTAGCAGCAGCCTTCTTAGCCGGAGTCTTCTTTGCCGCAGCCTTCTTAGGGGCGACATCATCTGATGTAACAACATTCTCATTCATACCACTAAATATTATCATAAGTTTAGTTATAACAACAGAAGAGCCGGGGATTTCTCCCCGGCCCAACTGTTAGGAATGTAACTACAACAGCCCTAAGATCACGCGCTACGAAGCTTGACGTTCTTAGCGATGACATACGAGTCAGCGTTCTCGATATTGCAAGCGAGACGCATGTACTGCGTGTACTCAATGGTGTCGGTCTTCGGCTGGAACTGACGGTACACCGTGATGTCACGATGTAGACCAACAACACGGTTGTTCGGGAAGGTAAGTTCCACGTAACCGTGCGAACCAGCAGCACCGGAGTAGTCGCCAGAGACAGTCTCAGGCATGAGCGGTACCTCAACGAGTGGGATACCGAACGGAGCGAGACCAGTCGAACCAGCGCCACCGTTGGCACGCATTGCCCCCTGAAGGAAGGCAAGGTCGCCAGTGGTTGAGCCGGGGCTTGGAGCACCAGCAGAAGCCTCAGTGGCGGAGTTGGGGTTGCCAAGCGAGTAGATGGCATCCTGAACAACACCTGGACCGGTGAAGAACCTTAGTTCGTTACGACGCTGTAGGTACTTGTTGGG